AATAGATGCCTTGAGTTATGTGATGCAGATGGTAGTGATAGATGGAATAAAGAAGCTCAGAACACTTTAGACAAAATAAAAGAGTACCACTATGGAAAAGTGTGAGAATTGCAATAAGGAGCATAAAGCAGACTTTGAGCTACAGAGATGGTATAACGACTATTTCTGCTTAGAGTGTAACCTAGAGCTTCCTAGAGTGTGTATGGTTTGTGATAATGAGATAGAGGAGGATGAGGTAGTATGTAGTAGGTACTGCTGGGATGAGTTTACAAGTGATTATTAATTAAAGACTAAAGAAGTGGATAAAATTATAGACGAGATAAAACTGCAGATTGAAAACTTACAGTTTGACCTAGAAAGTGACTGGATAACTGATGACTCAGCTAGGCAGAAAAGAACAAAACACGACCTGGACAGCTTAAAAATAGTGCTAGGTCATTTATTAACCTTACAAGAGTTTTAGAATGAACAACAAAGAAGAAATGATTCAGATAATGACAGCCATCTGGACAAGTAAAACAGACGAGCAGCTAAAGAGCTGTGAGAATATGCTCAGAACTTACTCTAATAAAGTAGGAGGAGATAATATAGGAATTACACTAATAGAGGTAGAGATTGAAAGACAAAAACTACACTTCCAAATTTATAACTAAACCAATGAAATCAGCAAGCGTAATCTGGTACTTAAATGGCACTATACAGCAAGAGCTATTTATCCATAAAAACCAAATCAATAACATCTTAAAAGGTGATTATGAAAAACTGGATCTAACTCCAGAACTCTTAACTAATCTACCAGCTAACTATCATAAGTTTGATACTATTCTGATAGGTAAAGACTCTACTAACGTAGTAAAGGACAATAACAGCAATTCTCTAAAGATAAACGTCAACACTTTTATGAGCTTATCCATAACACATACTGGAGCAGCTATATTCATAAAAAGTAAAACACTTAAAAACTTAGAGAGAAATGGGTAAGAGCAGCCAGGAATTTATAAGACTCAGCCAGCAGAGCTTAGAGCAAGAGCAAAGAAAGTACATAGATGATACATTTCACTATAACCAAACAAGGAGCAAAGGACAGCCTAAAAGAAGCCTAAATATTAAATCAAATAAACTTTAAGATGATTAAAGCAAAGCAAAAAGAGAGTAAAAGAGAGAAAGTTCCTAGCGGAACGCACATAGCCAGATGTTATGAAATGATACACATAGGAACTGTAACCTGGGAGTACTTAGGAGAGGTAAAAGAAACGGATAAAGTTAGAATCACTTTTGAGCTACCAGCAGAAATGAGGCAGTTTAATGAGGAAGAAATGCAGCCAATGGTAATATCTAAGGAGTACACTTTGTCAATGCATGAAAAAGCTAATCTAAGAAAGGACTTAGAGAGCTGGAGAGGTAAGAGCTTTACAGACGCAGAGGCTAGGGATTTTGATATAACTAATCTAATAGGTGTGCCTTGTAGTTTAGGGGTTATTCATAGAGAGAATAAGAACGGTAATGTTTACGCTAATATTAGCAGCCTATCTGGACTGCCTAAAGGAGTAGATGCTCCAGCTCAGATTAACCCTAATTCTATTTTAGACTATAACGAAAACTGGAGCGCTGAGAAGTTTGAGTCTTTACCAGATTGGATAAAAGACCAGATGAAAATGACTCCAGAGTATGAGCAAGTTAGCCAGGAGGACTCATCTGAAATAAGCGCTGAACAATTCGAGCTGGCTACTAAGCTAGGTTATGATAATGATGAAGCTCCATTTTAATCTTAAAATTTAAAACATGACTAAAGAAAAACAAATAATACTACAGCATAAATCTGTATCTAGAATGGCTGAGGACTTAGTATCCTCAGTCAATGACGGCTTAGTAAATCCATTAGAAGCCTTTGTAGCTATTAAGCACATGGAAGAGGTGTGTAAGTTAGCGAACAAGCAGCTAAAAGAGCAAGCTATAGAGGAGGCAGAAACTTATGGAACAGAGAGTAAGGATTTAAATGCCTATGGAGCTAAGATTCAAGTAAAGAATGGAGCTGGTAGATGGAACTTCTCACACATTGAGGAGATTAATGAGCTAGAGCTAAAGCTAAAAGAGTTAAAAGATAACCACAAGACAGCCTTTAAAATGAGGCAAAAAGGAAATCAGATGGTTAATGAGGATGGTGAATTAATCAAACCAGCTTACTACTTAGATGGCGCTCAAGTGATAGCTATAAAACTAAAGAAATAATGAGAACTTGGATACCAATAACACAATTCCAGGAAACTCTAAAGAGTAGGTTTGATACAAAAGCTGAAATTATGGAGATTCTGGAAATAAGTAGACCTACACTAGACAGAATTATGAGAGAGGAGCATAGATTCTTACCATACCTAGAGATACTCTCCAGGATCATGAAAGTGGACTCCTCGAAATTGTTTAACATAATTGAAAACAAAACTTGATGAAAAGACCAGAATACTATAGGATGCCAATGGCATTAATTACGATTCATTTATTTGAGGGAATAGAGGCTAATTTCTTAGTAAAGAATAAGAGCTACTCTAAATATTAAAAGCTACATAAGTAAAATGTTCAAATGGAATCTTTACGAGATGGAAGTATCCGAGCTAGGCTTATTTGAATATGCGATACTAAAAGAGCAAGTCATTAATCTTAATAATAAAATTGATTAAATGGAATATTCTTTTAATATACACATAGCTAAAAAGTATGGAGTAGATGAAGCCATAATGATTAAGAACTTCCAGTTTTGGATCCTTAAAAATGAGGCTAGTGATAAACACAGCCATAAAGACAAATACTGGACTTATAATTCTGTAAGCTCTTTTGCTAAAGTCTTTCCATTCTGGAGCAAGTCACAAGTGAGTAGAGTGCTTAAATCTCTCATAGATAAAAACCTTTTAGAAGTAGATAATTTTAATAAGATAAGTTATGACAGAACTAGGTGGTATTCCTTTACTGACTATGCAATACACGAAATGCATAAATGCATTATAGCAAACGCTGAAATGGAAGACAGCAAACCCGTAAATGGAAGTAAGGAAATAGAGTCACCTATACCAGATATAAAACCATATAGTAAACAAGATAGTAAACCAGTTACATTATTTCCTCAGCTAATCGCTGAGTATAATGACTGGATGATTTCTAAGTTAGGTGTGCCTCCAAAAATTAATGGAGCAGAGGGTAAAGCAGCTAAACAGATTTTATCTTACTTATCTAAAATAACAGAGGAGCCTATAGTGGCTTGGAAGTTTGTCCTGGATCACTGGGAAAGAGTAGAGCCATTTCTGAGGAATCAGATTAAGCTGACGCAAATCAATAGTAATTTAATGAATATTTTAAACCAGATTAAAAATGGGAAATCTACCAATAAAAAAAGCACTTCAAACCTTGAAAGAAGAATCGCAGAAAGAATGCAGCAGTAAGAATAGCTCTCTGGAGGTTATTAAGGAGGTTTTTCCAGCACTTAGGGTAAGCAGTAGCCCTATCCTATTTAAAAAACAAGTTAGTGCCTTAAATGAGCTTAAAATCGTTGACTTGGTTTTGGCTGAAAATAACCAGCAAAAGAGTTTAATTCTGTTGAGCAAAGAAGACCATGCTCTTTTAATAGACGAAATCTGTCTTTTGATTATAGACTTACAGAAATTCTTTGATACTAAGAGGAGTATGGATGAGGAGCAGATAGTGAGATAGCTGAGATGATAGTAGGAGAGTATAGAAACCTTTATGTCCTGGACTTAGCTTTCTGCTTTAAGCAAGGTAAGCTAGGCAAGTATGGTAAGGTGTATGACAGATTAGACGGAGGAATAATCTTAGACTGGGTTAGAGAGTGGGATAAGAAGAGAGTGGAGATGATTATAGATAGGAGAGAGTCTGAACATAGGCAGCACAAAAGCTGGGGAGGAGGAGGCTCTAGGTCCAGCGAAGAAACACTAAAGAACTATTTAAAAAGAACATAAGTAAAAACCAATCAAATGAAACAAATTAACTTTGAAAACTTACAAGTAGACAATCAAGCTAAGGCGGTATTATGGCACTTAGGAAAGTATGGATGCATCACCAGCTACGAAGCTATAAAAGAGTATGGCATTACCAGACTAGCTCATTACATTTATGTACATAGGAAAGATGGCTATACTATAGACAGCGTTCCTCTTCAAAAGAAAACCAGGTTTGGAAGGACTGTGACTATAGCTAAGTACGTTTATGTTAAGCCAGTTCTAGTGGGTACTCAAGCCACAATGTTTTAAAGTAAACTCATACTGATAATATGGAGCTGATAAAAATATCTAAGGAGCAAATAGAGAGAGCAAAAAAGCTATATCCTTTCCAAGAGCTAAGAGGCTCTATAACTAAGGGTAAAGGAAATCTTATAGGAGCAGTAGGTGAGATTATAGTCTATGACTTATTTATCAGTAAAGGTTTTAAGGTAAAGTTTAATTCTACTTATGACTATGACCTAATAATAGACGAGCTTAAAGTGGATGTAAAGAGTAAAGGAACAAATTACAAGCCAGTAAACTCTTTTAACTGTAGTATTCCAGCATCACAAAAAAAGCAGAAATGTGACTA